AAGACCGGAGGCTTTCAATGTAAGACACGGCTCACACTTATTACAAGGCATATAACGCACAACATCATTAATCACCAGACGAACAGGGTGCGCACAAGCGGAAAAAACCTCGGGAATAAACGCCATTAGAAATTTAATTTTACAAAATCGATTACAGCATCAAAACTTGAAAAACAGTGATATGTACCATCTGATTGCTCAACACGCCATAGAATGATATCTTTGTCACCGTGTTTTGATATACGTCTTTCAAAATATATTGACAATTCGCATTGCTCAATCAAAGGATATTGCAACTTAATACGGGACATAACGACTACCTTTTTTTATAAGATACTGTGACTTATGTTTGAAACGATTTATCGACACATGCAAGAACGTAGGATAAATGATTACTTGGCCTACAAAACCGTTAAGAAAATCATTCGAACGAATGAACTTTGCGAGCCTAATAGGAGTGTAGCCAATTACACGTATATCAGCAGCAAGACCTTTTACATGGTCAGAGGTTAGAACACCACCTACATGTAAATTAATATTCTTTGTACGATAACCGGAATTGATAATTATAGACAAACCGCCTAATCGGTCACGAAGCATCTCGAGGAAAGAACACAACTGCTTCAAGTTAGCAATTTCGTTCTCACCGGGCTCGTTAATACGACCGTACTTTTTCACATTGCACATCTCAAATAATGTGAAATGCCGGGACAAATTCATATTTTCAACAATAGCCATACAAAAAGAATTATAAGGCGGTGGTTAACCGCCTTGTTACCTTAGAACTCTTTGAGATAAGCAGTCCAACCATTCGTAATATCAAACTTGTGTAATTCACACTGACGCTTGAAATCAAAATGAGCAGCATCATAGTTATTTACATAAACCTGCTGATAAACGATTAAAGACTCTTTATCAATAATCAATAACCATAACTACGTTAATTCTTGTAGGTAAATTCATAACACTTTTTATTTAATTGATTATTTACATTCGCAAATATACACAAGAAAATATAATCTGCAGTATGATAAGTGTTTTTTTTAAGAAATATTAAGCATTTATTTTCAAAAAGTGGTGTCAGTTCTCATATAATTGTCAAGCGAAAAATGATTGCGGGCGGGGGCACGCAATCGCTAATGCGAGAACTGAAAGTAAAGTATATTAACAAAATCGACTTAAGTTTTAGGTCTTTATGGGGTCGTTTTCGCTGCGCTACAACTCGGACGCATAAGCTACGTTCGTTCCTCACTTCGCTTTCGGGCGTCCATTTTAACCGTTTCACTTATTTGTGCTAGACGCGATGGGGACAAAGTCCCCTATACCCCTTTTATGTTCGCTACGCTCACCTAACGAACAGCAAACAAAAAGCGTGACCGAAGCCACGCTTAATGTTAAATAGAAATATCAAACAAATAACCTATCAAAAAGACTAACCCTATAAGAATAGCCGGAAGATAGATAAACAAGAAGATAATACCAATCGTAAAAATTACCTTTTTATACGACATAACAAAATTTTAATCGAATGTTCAACGGAAAGCAACTTGCAAAATTAGATTTAACAAATCCAATGCAACTTCCCATAAAAACCAAACAAAGGCAATTACAATAAGAACCTTCTTCAAATTAAAATCTAACATAAAACACTGTTTTAGTTAACACCTAAAGCGGTCGCAAGTGCCGTGAGTGCAGAAACAGCAATCTGTAGCACAAGCTTCCAAACACTTTCTTTTTTCATAATAAACGAATTAAATTAATAAATATTGCGTCTAACGCCAAAGTCTAATATTTTTATACTTATTAGAACGAGAAGTAACAGTCTTACCACGAACACGACCTTTTGCATCATAATGCGTAGTACTCGTACTAACATTCTCAAGCCCAGGAATAGGATTATTTAACTGTAAAATCTGACTGGTACCATTCAAAACAGAATTAGCCCAAGAATTCGCAGCATTAGAGATACCAAGTTGCTCTTGCAACTGCCACAAACGAGGTTGCCAATAATTTTCCTTAGCAGACAAACGATTTTTCCAACGCTGTCCATTTGCTTGCGCATTAATCAAACCAACTTGAGCAGAACCAACACTCTGATTAGTCAAAGCATTAGAAGAAGCTGCATCAGCACTCGTCTGCGCAGCATAAGCATTCAATCGATTAGTAAACGCATTCTGATAGCCAGTGCTTACACGCATTTGTTGTTCTTTGTTCTCGAGTTCAGCACTCTTAATCACATAAGGCAACACTGCACGGGCCTGCTTGTTTGACAAACCTAATTGTTCTATCTGCTTCACTAACAAACCTTGATTAAGGGCTTCGGTAGTGCCTTTTTGCAAAAGCAACGCAGTTTCATGCGACAACTTGTCAACTTCACCTTGTAACTTCATAAGTTCAGCAGGCTTCATCTTTTCCAAATCATACTGTGCAGCAGCATTAACAATAGATTGACCATTAACTTGCTGTTTAAGCAAACTCAACTGTTCCTCATTGATATTCTGTTTCGACAAATTATCAATTTCCTTGCCTGCAGCTTCAGCATTCATATTACGAACTTGGGCTGCCATCAAAGCAGCATTACCCATCATTTGTGAAGCGGCCATAATACCATTAGGCAAAGCGGAACTATCAATCGGTTGGATAGTGCCAGACTGCATCTGTTGACCGGAACCTAAAGCACCACCGGCCATCGCAAGGTATGGATTTATACCGGCAGCCTCCAAACGGGCACGCTGATTAGCAGGGGTATTATACGCATTCTGCTTATCAATCATTTGTTGCTGCAATTCTGCTTGTAAACGTGCATTACCTTTCGCAGCACTATTACCAATCAAACCACCGGCAATAGAACCAAGAGCACCAATACCAGCACCAACAATTGTACCCCAAGGGCCAAAGGCCGAACCTGCTGCAGCACCAGAACCAGCACCACCAGCAACATCACCGGCATTCACTTCACACTTTCGATTGTCAAAAGTATGGGAAAGCGTATCTCCCCTAATCAATTTAAAATACATAGGCATCACTCTTTAGAAGATTCTGTACCAGACGGTGGAGTAGGAGCGGGCTCCGGTTCTTTAGGAGGTTCCTGCGGAGCAGGTTCCTCGACACCGACACCAATCAACTCGGAAATACGTACAAGTTCCTGACGAACAACATCAAGTTCCGGTAACTGCTGCATAGAACGAGGAGGAAGCAACTCAATCAACTCATCATCGGTCAAATCTTGTATGCGCTTATCTTGCGGAATTCGACCGATAAACTGTTGCAACTGCATCAAAACTTCATTCGGAGCAGATTTGTCAACAATCGCCGTAATAGGGTTCATACGATGACCATCGGTGAGCACAGGGTTCAACTTCTCATACGCTTCTGCAGAAGAGGGATCACAACTCACAAACTCAAATGTAGGTTCTGGAGTCTCAAAGTTCTGAACTTCTTTCAACAACTCCTTTGGGATATAACAATTCTTCATAAATCAAACATTTTACAAGCGTGGCAAACCACTAACCGACATATCACGAACAATAGTACACTTGAAATGTGTATCAACACGGAATGGGTCTGTCATCTGATGACCATTATATTTTACATCTACAACATCATCAAGACAACTCGGAGAGACACAAATCATCTTCCATGAAAGAGGAGCAAACTCTAAACTATCTTTAAAACCACCACCAGCAGCAGGGGTCTTAACCAAATTTTTAGAGAATGAATCCATATGAGTAGTTAGGAAACTAAGTGAACCAACCGGAGCACCTTTCGGATTATCACTCACAGAACCACCGGAAACAATATCCTCAACCGGAATAAACTCACCATGCAAACGGTCAAAACTCGACTTATACTCCGCATAACGCTCTGTCCAACCTACAACCTTATCCTTATCAGAATAAGACTGCTTAACATTAACCACATTTGTAACAGCATTGAACAACAAACGATAATTTCGCGTAGTAATAGGCTGCATACCAAGGTCGGCAGTTTCAGGATGATAAAAGTCTTCCTTATACAACTTTGAATTGAACGGGTCAACACCGACTGCAGACCAACGAGCCTCGGGAACTATCCAAGACAAAACCATGAACACACCAAAGTCTTTCGCATCAAAATTGATATGGTCACCGGCAACATTATCAATGAAAGCTCCTTGCTGACCAAAAGACGTAGAGTCACCACTCGAAGTTGCTATAACTGCCTGCGAGTCAAGACTGTTAGAATAGCCTCCACAATACAACGAAACATGTTCCTCACCGTCAACATTCACACCATAATGCGCACGCATCTGCGCAGTATAGGTCTTCGCTGCACGACTCGAAATCTGTGCCATCTTATCAAGGGCGAACAGATTGCGAATTTGAGCCGCAGAAAGAATTGTCTCCGTAGAAGCAGCACCATTCCAAATCGTCGTAGCGATTGTATCTGCCTGCTGATAAGGATTATAAGCCGGACCACGACCATATAAATTACTGTCAGAAGCTGGAGAAGTACCAACAAACGTTTTTATCGTATTGCTGACACTATCAATAAACAAAGGCGACTGCTGAAAATTATTCAAATAGTCCTTTGCATACTTCGCATAACGAGGATAAAACAATCCCATATTTGCATCTTTCGTCTCAACCAAAGAAGATGGTTGATTAGGACCAAGCATAAACCGGTCTAACTGATAAGTCGTCACATCACGCTTCTCAAATCTATCGTCCAAAAAATGGTCCTGATAAATTTTCTGATAAGCAGCCCAACGCAAAACACTCGACTCATAAGTCTGAGACACATCAATCTTATCATCTTCGGTTGTCTTCTCAGCAAAATAAGCAACGTTACCGTAGCCTAACAAATCACACAAACGTACATAAGACGGCAAGAACGGATAACCACAATCATCATTACCGGGAGTCACCGTATTTGTAGCAAGTGCTTTATACAACTCCAAAGGGCGGAAAGTAGGAACCTTAGTAGACATACCAGCATTATTACCAAAATGCAAACCACTCGATTTTATCGTGTTATTCAACGATAGACCGGTAATAAAACTCTGCCAATAGGACCACAAATATTTGTAAGGTACAAAGAAAGCAGCCATGTGCTGTTTCATACCTACAAACGCACGACCTTTTAGAGTCTGCGCCTGCAACTCACTTCTGATATCAAGTGACAAATGGTCATGCGGGTTCAACTCCTTAATGTAAACAGGAGTCAACATTCCTGCACACTGTGTGTACAACGAACGTTCGGACAAATCGAACGCATTTCTCGGTGTATGGGCAGGACCAATACCGATACTTGGAACTTTTCTACTCATAATTAATAAACTTTTTTATGTAAAAACTTTTTATCATTCAACATTCTTGTCTTATTAGCC